CTCAAAGCCGTCATCGGTACGGCCGTTGCATCGTACAAATGCCGTGGAGGATTCTCTCAGCAGAACCCGCCCTTTGAGCATACATTTCAGAATCGCGGTATAGGTTTTCGCGTTCTGCTTCCGCCCGTGTCTCTTCAGATCCGTCTGGATATAGTCGACAACCTCAATGGCGTCTTGAATTGCCGCGGTGTACCCTTGGATGTAACAAGGGTCGTCTATGCGCTCCAAAGTCAGATCCCGACGCCCTCCTTTCTTTCATTTTGTGATAATCCGCCTTAAAAAAAGAGATCCTGCACGGTCATTCCGAAATAATCCGCCATCGCAATCTTGATGCTGTCCCTCGGGATCCGCTGTCCGCATTCGTACATCTGAATAGCAGAGTCGGTAACGTGGCAGGCTTTCGCCAGCTCTCCCACGCTGCATCCCTTTTCCGCTCTCGCGGACTTGATTCGTTCTGCTACGGTCCTAACCATGTTTTCACCTCCGTTCTTTCGTTTCGTGAGAAGAAAATACCACGTTTCGTTTGCTGTGTCAACCGCATTTTGTGAGAACGTCAAAAGAACGTCGACGCAATTACAAAACGTGGTTGACTTTGCCCGCGTTTTGTAATATATTGTAACCACTAAACGTGAGGTGAATGTCATGGCTACTTTTGCAGATCGCTTTAAGCAGCTCCGCGAAGAATCCGGCCTTACTCAGGAAGAGCTTGCCCGGCGTCTCGGTGTTTCCAAGGGCACCGTCGGCAACTACGAGTCCGGAGCCAGAACGCCCCGTAAACTCGATGACCTGAATTCTCTGGCCGACTCGAGTATGACCTTGAAGAGCAGTGGATTATTTCCTGCTATCGGAACGCGGATGAAGATACCCGGATCGGCATCAAGTCGATTCTCCGCCGTTTCGACAAGAGAGATGCTCGCGCCGTCTCCGCGTCATAATGGGAGGCCGTCATGAGAAAACGCCTGTATGAGATTGTGACCGCATCCGGCAGTGATGACCGCGTGAGTTCCGGATACGACGCTTTCATGATTGTCCTGATCGTAGTCTCCCTGATCCCGCTCGCTTTCAAGGATGAGACGCCGTTCCTCTCCGCCCTGGATAAAACCTGCGCCTGCGTCTTCGTCCTGGACTACCTCGCCCGCTGGATGACGGCTGACTACAAATACGGCAGCCGTTCTGTCTTGTCCTTCGTCCGTTACCCGTTTTCCTTCATGGCCGTGATCGACCTTCTCTCGGTTCTGCCGTCCTTCACGGTCATGAACAGCTGCTTTAAGGTGCTGCGCATGGCCCGGATGTTCCGTGCGCTGCGTGTGCTGCGTGTGTTGAAGGCCGCCCGCTATTCCCGCAGCCTGCAGATCATCCTCCGCGTCTTCCGGCGTTCCCGCGAGGCGCTTCTCACGGTCGGCACCCTCGCCCTGGCGTATATCCTCATCTGTGCTCTTGTGATTCTGAATGTCGAGCCGGAGAGCTTCGAGAATTTCTATGACGCCATCTATTGGGCCTGCGTCTCCCTGACCACGATGGGATACGGTGACATTTACCCCGTCACTGCTGTCGGACGCTTCTTCACGATGATTTCGTCTTTCCTCGGCATTGCCATTGTCGCCCTGCCTGCCGGCATCATCACCGCCGGATACATGGCCGAGGTCGAGCACGTCGATTCAGATACTGAGGCTTAGTGATTTATCACTAAACAAAAAAGCCCCGGCCGAAGCCGAGGCAGGAGGATCTTATGAGATGTAAATTCTGCCGGAGAGACATCCCGGAGAATTCCATGTTCTGTAATTGGTGCGGGAAAAAGCAGCTGAAGGATAAGACCGAGATCAGCGTGCCCGCTCCCCGTCGACTCAAGTCCGGCACCTGGTTTGCCCAGTTGATGGTCAAAGGCGAGCGCGTTCCGATCTCCGGCAGTACTGAGGCCGAATACTACGCGAAGGCCAGGGCGGCCAAGGCCGGACTGCTGGAGGCAAAAAAGCCGGACAACCGGCTCGTGAAGGATCTTGTCGCTGATTACATCAAGGCCCGTGAGGATGTCGCCTCCGCCTCCACAATCGACGGATACGAACGGAAGGCCCGGAACAATCTGCAGGGTCTCATGCAGCTGCATGTCAAGGACCTGACCCGCTCCCGGGTTCAGGCCGCGATTGACGCGGAGAAGGAACGGTACTCCGGAAAAACGATCTGGGACGCCTGGAGCCTGATTCAGTCCGCGACCGGCGTCGAGATCGACGGTCTCGTGCTTCCGTCGAAGAAGCCGCAGAAAAAGCCTCCCGTGTACAGTTCCGGTGATCTCCGGCGCCTGATCCTCGCTCTCGCCGAGATCGGCGGCGAGGTGGAGTGTGCCGGTCTCCTGGCCGCGTGGCTGTCGCTGCGGCGGTCTGAGATATTCGGCCTGCGCTGGATTGACATCCGCTCTGACTCTATCCGTGTCGAGAAGGCCCGCGTCTATGACCGCGAGCACAAGCTCGTCGAGAAGGGAACGAAAAACGATACCAGCGAGCGCGTGATCCCCTGTGACCGGTACATTCTGGACAAAATAAAAGCGCTCCCCCATGAGGGAGAGCGAGTTTTCCGGATGTCCACGTCCGGGATCTGGAAGGGTATCACGGCGGCGTGCAGTCAGGCCGGCATTGAGCATGGATACCTGCACGGTCTTCGGCATACTAACGCCTCCATCATGGAGCTTGTCGGCGTGCCTTCCGTCTACGCGAACAAGCGCGGCGGCTGGGCCTCCGATCACATCCGGACGAAAACATACACGGACGCAATCCCGGAAGGCGACCGGGACGCCGCCCAGATGGTCGACGGGTATTTCCGTGACCTGATCTTCTTCGGCCCGCCGAAGCCGCCCGGATTCTGATTACTATATTTTTACTAACAGACTTTGAGAGTGCCAGTATTTACTGGTAGTTTGCGTTTTGTTTTCGGGGTTCGAGTCCCCGCTGGAGCACCATTCAGAGAAGTCGCTGATTCCTTGCGAATCGGCGACTTCCCCTTATTTTGCTTGGCTTTTCTGTGTTCTCTGTTTCTCTTTTTTGTTCCTCTGTTCCCTGTCTTGTTCGGCATTTTCCACGCCAAATTACTAACGGATTTACTAACAAAACAGCCCGGAAGGATTTCTCCCTCCGGGCTGTTTTTATTCTTCCTGTTTTTCGTGTTTGCCGGTCTGTCCTACGATCATTGGAATTGTGTCTTTGTCTCCGCTCTGATCGTGGTCGATGGCCTCTTTTGCGCCGTCAACCTTGCTCTTAAACCAGCTCGGGACCGGTGCTCCCATCCTGCCGCAGTTTTCTATTATGCTGCCGATCTCTGTCAGGATGTACCACATCAGGACCACCGGAGTGATAAACGCCGTGAACTCAAATGGCAGTTGTATGCCTGTGCTCTCCATGATAACCTTCAGCACGATGTCGCACAATGCTGCGGCCAGTACCGCGATGATCTCCCCGGCCTTGTGCCAGAGTCCCTCCCTGGCGATATCGCTGGACCAGTTCTTTTCCCGTTTGGCTGCCATGCTCCCGGAGATGTAATCCAGGATGATGCACGCGATCCAGATGATCACCAGCCAGCCGAGCCAGCCCCACATGGCCGACAGAAACGCAATGATCGCCGCCACCGCTGCTTTGATCTCTGTCGCTTTGTCCGGTGCGTTCATTCTTCATCCTCCCAAAGGTCGAGCTTTGTGATGGAGATGATGTCGCCGTCCCTGACCACGATGTCATCCGCCTGCAGCTCATCCAGCACATCCGCGAAGCTCTCCGCCCAAATGGTCATCGGCATCGCGTTCTTTGTAACTACAAGGTACCGCTCGGCATTCTTCTTTTCTGTCTGCTCTCTTTCCGGTTTCATTGTTTGTCCTCCTTGTTATTCAAATATTGATTTGTCCAGACCGAGCCGCTGCCACGTCATCGGCCCCACGACTCCATCTGCGCTGAGTCCGTTTGCCTGCTGGAATAAGATGACCTTATCGGTCAGAGCGCTTCCCCAGATTCCATCCGTCAGAACGTTATAGCTCATACACTTGAGCATCGCCTGCAGAAGCCATACCTCCGGCCAGCCGGAACAGTGTGCATCGATCGTCCTCGGCGGCCATGTCTGTGGAATCGGGAGCCCCTCTTCGTCGACCTTGGCCGGTTCCGGTTCCTTCGGCGGTTCCACGGTCAGGCCGCTGTCGAGAGATGCCTGGATAAATCCGAGCCATTTCGTCTGTGCCTGATTTCCGCGATACTGTGACGATTCTTCCAGCTTATCACAGATCTCATAATATTTGCATACCGCATACCCGCAATCATATGGATTGTTGCTGCTGATGCACGTCTTCCACGGTTTACTGTTGTAAAACGTCCGGATATCGTGTATCAGATACTCGACCTGCAGTTCGAAGTCGCCGATACTCTTTCCGCGCTGTTTGAAGTAGGTCATCATCTTGGCTTTCCGGTCGCTGGCGGTCCACTGTGCAAGGCCGTATCCGGCGCCATCCCTTGTGAATCCCTGGTATGCGCCATTGTCCACCGCGTCTGTGTAGCTGTCGTCATTGTATCCGAGCGCCCGCTCATATGTGTCCTGCAGGTTGCGCGGATTGAAGGCGCTCTCCGCCGCCACGTTGGCCAGGACGCCGGCAGCGCCCGCCACCGTCATTCCCGCCTTAAGGCATTCCTGGGCGATGTACAGAGCTTTCCGGTTAATGTCCGTCATGTCCACCTCCGGCCAAAGCGCAAACTACAATGATAGCTGCTGCGATCAGTGCAATGTAAGTCATGATCCTGATCATAAGCATATCGGCATCCCTCCTGTAAGGTTTTGAAAGGTTCTTGAAAAGTCAGACTGCCGGATGGACTTGAACCACCGACCTGAGAAACTGCTCTCGCCAACTGAGCTACGGCAGTCTGTGTCGCGGAGTGACCGGAAGGCCATTCTTGGCAGAAGCTCTCGTCCGCACTTCACTTCATTTTGTCTCATACTTTTATCCCGCCTGAGCTGGCGGTTATCTAACGACTATCTCGTGATTTCGCACGATTTTCACGAGATAGTCGTTAGTGATTTAAATAGGCCGATAAGTGACAAACTTTCTTGTCATTTCAAACCCGTATAACCAGTTATCGAACTCGCTCAGATCATCGTCATGAGTTCGGCGTACTGGTCTGCCGTGATCCTTCCTGCGGCAAAATACACATCCAGCATATCCGCAGTCAGTTTGTGGAGCTTCGCCAGCTTCAGGCATAATTGGTACGTCATATCTCTACCCCCAGTTCCAGCAGGCACAGCCTGTATTCATGATCTGCCGCCATTTCCAGCAGCAGTGCTTCCGTGTTCGCTTCTTCCTGATCTCCCGGTTCATAGTCCAGAAGCTCGTCAAAATGGTTCGTGACGTATTCTTCTGTCATATAAGCCGCCGAAGCCCGAAAATAATGCTCATCTGCCAGCCACTCTTCTGCCGGCTCTCCCTCATCGGTCTTGATCTCGACCTTTTCAATGTTGGTGCGCAGTCTCACATCGGCGTGCACGCCGTCAGGCAGTCGCATATATTTGATTCGGGAGGGTTCTTCGTTGAAATGTACTTTTCCCATTTCTCAACCTCTTTTCAAACTTACTGACAACCTTCTGAGCGATCATGAACACACGCGGCAACTGATACAACGGCATCGCCTTTCGGCAGTTCGTGTGCTTGAAATAGCCCTTGTAGGATGTTATTCTCTTGGCCTGTCTGTATGAAATATTCCTGTTCCGAACTGCCCGAAGGGCCATCCTCCGGGCGCGGATAAAATCCCTTGCGCGGATTGCCACTTTTCCGCTTCGGTAAACCACATACCCCATCATGTCGATGCCTTGATTATCTTTCAGCTCCATGATCTCCCAGTTTGGTTTAATCGTGAGTCTGAGATTGACCAGCATGAACATCTCAAGCCGCTTCATCGCTTTCTTCAGGTGCCTCCTGTTGGAACCGGTCAGCAGTATATCGTCCATGAAGATACACATATGGGAGACCGCTTTCTGATCTGCTTTCCCGCGCCTGCCTTTGACCTTCAGCTTCATCATGTCTTCAAAGGCGAATGCGATCAGATATTGTGCCGCCCACTGTGAGACAAGCGCTCCGATCATGAACCCCTGATGCTCTTCAT